CTTCAGCAACTGGTTGTGCATTTGTAAGACCTGCTAGTTTCATCAATCTGATGATATCTTCTGGATTCTCTGTAACAGTTTCTTCTGATGTTGTTAATGTATATTTCTTAGTCATTTTCGTCTCCTGAAATTACAGATGGAGTAGATTTTTCTTCTTTATCCATTTGCTCTGGTGCAGGGTCAGATTTTGGCGTTACGCTCATTTCATTCTCTACAACCTCATGTTCTTTTTTCTCTAAATCATTTAAAAATTTATCTACAAAAGTTTTACCGTAAGTTTTACCGTCATCTGATGTTTCATCATAATCTGATACTAATAGTGCCTCTTTGTCTTCGTCAACAACTTCTTCTTCTGGTTCCCATCCTTCAGGATGAACAGCAACGTGTGTAAGATGCATACCAAGTAAATCACTTAGTTGTTGTCTTAGAATATCTGCTGATAGTGGATATCCAGTTGCTATATCGACTTTTGAGACTTTTGAATTCTCTACGTCTTTGAAAAACATTGGATTCTTAGTGATTGGTGTAGTTGATGTTTTTGACATCGACTTAAGGTCATATTTTGACAAGAATGCCTCAATACGGTTTGCACCTGCTTCATCTAAGTCGCAACAGAACCTTAGTGTGAACTTGTGTTCTTTAGTGGACTCTGTTAAATATTGTTTAAATGTTTTCATAACGCTTTCCAAATATGTTTTAAAGTATAATTGTTCTATTCTTATTTATCTTTTTCTATGTCTTTTTGGGCATTGTCTATGCGTTTCAACAGTTCATTTCTGTCAATTACAACTGCTCCGTCACTTTCTAGTTCAATTCCCTCTGGTTTAGCCTTTGCAACGTTGTGGTCTAACTTGGCTTTTTGTAATTGAAGGTTAATCATCTTCAGTTTTCTATCAACTTTACTATCTTTTGCTTCCATTGCCGTTTTTAGCATCTGATTTGCTGTTTCTAGCAACTTAGCACCAGCGTGAACTTCTACATTCATTCCTAATTGAACTAAGTCATTAAAAGCATCTAATGCCTTTTGATGAATATCGTCCATCTCTTTATCATGTTGATTAAGGTCTGATACTAGCGGTAACGCACTATCAATCTTTTCAGTAGTTGCTAATTCTGAATATAAAATTTCAGTAAGTTCTTTAGACTCTTCAATAGTTGGAGTTTCTTCTACTTTTTCAACAGTTTCTTCTTCTTCTGCTGGTTGAATATTGAAGGTTTCTTCTAGTTTCTTTGTCATAATATACACTCTTAATTAATTATATTCGTATTTATCAAAAATAAAGTTGCCATTTTTTGTAGACATAGTAGCGATATGAATAATGGATAATGGCATCCTCACCTATAAGACATATGTAACAGCAAAGCCGAAACTTATATCGGTCCTAAGGTGTGTTGTTATTTTCTAGGTTTAGGTTTCTTAGTGTTAGAATAGATATCACCTTCATTAAGAACTCTAAACTTCATACCTCGTTTTTTTGCCCAATGTGTAGCGGCATCCCACTTAGCATAATTTATTGCTACTTGTGCCTGTTGTGCCCTACCTTTTGCGAATTTAGGATTAGATTGATTAGCAGGTTTTATCTCAATTAGTTCTGCATTTTTCTTACCTTTGGAATCTCTGTATACCATAACGAAATCAGGAACATATGATGTTATTTTGCCAGTTAACGGATGTTTATATGAAATTCTGACTGGTTCACTTGCCCAGGCCATAACATTTGGGTTGTTGTCACAGAATTGCATAAAAGTCTGTTCCCAACTACTTCGAAAAACGGGTGTCCCTTTTCCTGAGTATTTTGAGGCGTTTAGTACTGTATATTGACCTTTGTGAAATTTCGCCATTATTTAATAATTGACCTTGCGACATATGTTGTTGGAGTTAGAGGAGTCATCTTGCCCGTCTTATATCCAAATCGCAATGCATTATTCGTAACAAATGAGCCTAAGTCATTGAAAGAGAAGTCTTCTGAAAGTTCATCAACAAAGTCGTACGGACTTACACCGTAAATCTTTGCTATGTTAGTAAGTTCTACTGCATATGCCTCTGCTTTTGATTGAGAGAATCCTTTTTTTAATAGTTTTGCAGTTAATATATCAATTTTCATTATAATTTCCTTACTATTAGTTATTTAAGAATTTTCGTAAGATTGCTTTACTTACTCCAATTGACATATCTGTGTTATTCGTTTTAAACACTTCTGTATTTTTAGTTGGAATAGATTGATTTGCCTTTGTTGTTGTTTGATAGGCTCCGCTATTACTTGAAACCATGCCGTCAGTCAACACTTGTCCTAAAATCTTTCTACTCTCTGATTTGCCATCGTTACCTATCATTTTATTTATTACTGTGCCTTTGATGTTATTAGCATCAAATTTTCGATTGCCAAAGAATGACCCGACAAGTTCTCTTATCATTGCTGAGCCAATGTCTGTAGAATATCTTGGATATCCTTGTCCTCCCGGATTACTGTTTCCGATACCACCAAATGTTGGAATATCTGGATTCGTATATGTTGGAGTATATGGAGTATCAAATTGATTACCGCCTGCCTCTTGTCCTCTTTCGAATCTACTCTGTCTTGCGGCATCAATTGTTCCAATTTGGCTCTTTAAAGCCATTGCTAATGCTTCATTGCCTTGCTCATTAGGATTTTGAATTTGAGCATTATATAATCTCATTAGTTCATTTAGTTTTCTATTCGTGTCGTTATACTCTTGTTGTTCTATTCTTGCTGGGTCTGTAAGACTTTCAGCCTGAGTTCTGTCGTCATTGCCATATTGATTAACTCGTTGGTTGCCTAGAGAATCTTCATAATTTTCATTACCGGCTGTTCTACTAACTGACTTAAACCTAGAGTACTCACCTCTTGGACCTTCTGCAAATTTATCAGGATAAAGATTGCCCGGTATTCTCTTAAGTTGTGGACTTAATTCATCTAACATATAATCCATTCCTAATGTCATCCAAGCCGGGAATGTTATAGAGGAGTCTATGTTGCCTATTATTATGTTTTCTGGTTGAACTGTGAAATCTGTAGTTCTTATGTCTGTAACACTATAATCACTTGGAGAAAAAACAATATTTGTGACTAGTGGATTAATCAATTCTATTTTTTGAACTGTTCCTTTACCTGCGTTTTGTGAAATATTATCTGGTGGTCCTGCTCTATCAAGGTTACCGAAAAAGTGATATATTGTAATTTTCTCAAAATGCTGATGATAATATGAATGTTTGTTTTCAGGTAATTTTCTGCCGTGTTTGTGGGCACTTGTCAGTACCTCTTCTGCATTAGCACCAGTAACTTTAGCATCTTGGTTCTTAAAGAATTTACTGTATATATCTTCTGCGAAGTTAAACATTTGACCATCAACTGTATCATACATTGTAAGTGATACTTCAGGAAAATCAACACGAGTAGGAACGAAAACACGTTTACCGTATTGGTCAATTGGCATTGTTGAAGTATTAATTGCAATAGGAGATACTGCTTTTGCTAAGCCGGACAATTGAGTTAAATCCGATATTGTGTCATCTGATACTGCTTTAAATTCTATAAAATAAAGGTCAGAGAGTTTAGGTGCGTTTTCAGTAATAGGTGAGCCGTGTTCACCTGAGAATCCAAATCTATGTTTTGCATTAGCACTATCGGCTAGAACTCGTCTAGCCGTATTCTTAGCACTCTTTCTTTCAAACGACATGGAGGTTACTCCTGTTTATTAACCTGCTACAGTAGAATCAGATACGAAGTCCATAGGTGGCATAATGTCGTCATTCAGAACAGCATTATCATACTGTAAAGTCACAGTGATAGTTACTGGGTCTGAAACTGCGTAATCAGACTGTGAATAGTCAGCGTTTGTGATGAAACATCCTTCTAACTGCCATTGCTCAGTCGCATCACCAGAGTTACCATCTAAGATTTCAATCAATGTTGAAAACTTATAATTAGTACCCGCTGAAGGACCTTTTTGGTTTTTATGGTCTAACTGTGATTGTACTTGACGACCAACTAGTTTAGTTAGATTATTTGCGATATCATCACGCAATGTTATTGTAATTGGCTCCCAAGTGTGTTTACCCATAACATACATACGTGAGTTGTATGAATCTAATGGAATTGACTCGTGTGAGACCTTTGGACGGGATACATTCATAACCTGTCTTGTGAATTCTTGTGAACTTGTTCCAGTTCCACCAAAACCAGCAACTACTACACGGAATCTATAGTTTAGTTTTGGTTGTAATATACCAGTACCAACGGCATCTGCGCCTGAATCAGTAGGTACACCAAAATTGTTTAATGTTCTTGCCATTTTCTTTATCTCCTATAATAGTGTTCGATTATGGTTTTAACACTAGTATTTATCTATTTTATCAATAATTAAGTTGTAAGTTAATATGCACCTAAAAATCGTTTATTACAACCACATTTGCATCCTGCTTTACAGTCACAATCTATGATTTTGTGTCCACAAGAACACCATTCTTCTTTTTTAAGTTCTTCCATATCGCCAAACTCGTCTTCAAATTCATAATAGTTTTCGAGTTGAGACGGCTTGCTTTCAGGAAGATAGTCATTGTCATCCATCTGGTCTGCTAGTTCGTTGTCATATGTGCGTTTCGAACTACAGTGTGGACAAAACAGTTCTGTTGGCACCCATTCATCAGAAGCGGCAATAGACCAAAATCCAGTACAAGATTTACAAGTGAAGTGCCAGATTGTTTCCTTATATACTTGCATCTTCTAACTCCTCTAAATCTTTTTCTAAATCAGCAATCAACTTAGTGAACTTTTGTTTGTCAGCACAGTCTTTTAACATAGCACTGTGTATGTTCTTGTAATTAACAAGTAATAGTTCCATGGTTTTTTTACTTAAATGCATCTTCTATTTTTGTTTTAGTCCAAGGTCCTCTATTCATATACTTAGAAGAGATTTGAGTTTGTTTGCCAAATAGTTCTTTTGGAGCAAGTATTGTAACGATATATTTCTTATTCACATTATCAGTCCCTGTCACTTCAATCTCTATCTCATCATGTTTCTTACCAGCAAAGGTTACGCCGTGTCCTGTCATAAATCTATGAACTGCTTCGAATAACTTACTCTCACCTAGTAGTTCATCTTTAGTTGCCTTGAAGTTACTTTGCTTCCACTTCTGTTTGAGTTGTCCAAGTTTTGCACCCATCTCTGGTCCTGGTTTCATACCTTTGGCAATCAAGTCAGCACCTGTTACCGGAAAGTTTGGAACTTCTGCGTCTATGTTTACTTCTTTGCCTTGTAAAGTTGCTAATGATGTAATTAAAGTCTTATCAACTCCATCAGCAATCATATCTTCTACTTTCTTTTGGTCAAGTGTATTATTCTTATTCTTAACTAGAAAGTCTAACATAGTTGCTTGGACTTTGCTTAATTTCCAACGCTTTGCTATATCTATTGTGTTGCCCGTCTGTGCTAATGCAACGATAGAATTACCATTATCTTTTACTTTGTTCAAGTCATTAGTTGATAATCCTATAACTTTACTAACACCAGTCTTAGCCATATAATCTAATATATTCGCAACGTTGTTACCTGAAAGAACTTTGCCCATTTCTTGCCACACTCTTTCAGCACTTATCTTTTTCAAACCTTCTGCATTTGAACTGATTGCTTTCAGTGTGTCTTTATCCCAAGTAGGAGTTGATAGTCTACCTTGAAAACGAAAGTATCTTAATATTCTCAAATAGTCTTCTGTGATTCTTTCTTCTGGGTCACCGACAAACTTACTGACTTTATCTTGTAAGTCGTCCATGCCACCAAAGTAATCAAATACATTGCCTTCCATATCCATGCTCATAGCATTGTATGTCAAGTCTCTACGTTTAGCATCTTCTTCCCAACTCTTAACAAACTCAACTTCAGCGTGTCTGCCATCAGTTTCTTTGTCTGCTCTTAGTGTTGTGATTTCATATGGCTCGTTATCTAGTATCGCAGTGATAGTTCCATGTTCTAAACCAGAAGGTATATGTCTGATTCCTGATTTATCAAGTATCTTCATCATTTCTTCTGGCGTAGCATCAGTTGCCAAATCAATATCTTTTGGTGTTTTATCTAACGCTAAGTCACGCACAGCGCCGCCAACTATTCTTAATTCATAGTTGTTACTCTTAAAAACTTTATCTAGTTTTTTAATAGGCGAAGTTATCACAGACTTTACGTCTAGTAATTCTTCGTGTAGTATGACTTCATTAATTCTCATATCTGTATTTATCAGATACGTTAATGGCGCCCATAAAAAACCCCTCACTGATGGAGGGGTTTTAAACTAAACTCTCTAGTTTATATTATAATGTTTCGCCAGTATTTCTGATACGAAGTGGGATGTAAATGAACTCAACTGCTTTCGCTGGTTGAATTGCAACATCTACCCATAATTCATTTCTATCAATTCTTGCTGGTGTGTTATTTGAGTTATCACATACTACTAAGAAGTCATATAAACCTCTTTGAGTAACAAGATTGCCACAGAAACGTTCTACTGCATCTCTCATATTATCTCTTGTAATCTTATCGTTTTGTTCGAATAAGAATGCACGAGATAATTGGTCTAAGTTGTGACGCATATAGTTTGTCAAACGAGCAACATTAACTCTATCTAAGGCACTAGCAGTTGCTTGTGTAGTCTTCTGACCATATACTGCCATTCCTGTTGATGGGAAGTCTGCGATTGGGTTAATACGCTGTCCATAAAGAACATCACGTTGACCTTCGCTAAGTTGTACTTTAACAAACTCATCTTCTGAGTTGATATAACCAACTTGTGTTGCGTTTGAAACTACACCACGAGTAAGACCCGCTGGAGCAAACCACGGATATGAAACTTGGTCTGAGAATGCAATTGTTCTAAGTGCAATCGCTGATGAAGGTATAACTACATCGTTACCAGATAAGTCACTTGATAAACCGTGTGGATAATACATTGCCGCGTATGTTTCTGCTGGAACATTTGCTGAAGCCCAGTTTTTCAATGAAGTTGAATCTGATTTCAATGACATAGGAGTATCGCCAATTACGAATGCGATTTCTTTTTTGTCTTTGTTTAATGTAATCATTTCATCCATCAATTCAAAGTATCCCGGAGCACCGATTAGATTGAAGTACACTGCTTCTGAGCGAATTCCATCATTTGATGAAATGGCTGATTGCATTGCTTCGACTACCATATGTCTTTGAGCATCTGGTCCGAACTTACCTGAACCATCAGTGTTTATACCTGAAGCCCATTCCCACTTACCGTTAGTGTATTTCTTAACATTGTAAGTAGAGTAGTCCATGTTAACCATCAATATGCCTTCTGGATGTAAATCTGGATTAGCCGCTGATGCGTGTGCTGTTCTTGCCACTGCTACTCCGTCTGCATCATAAGGTGCATCGTGTGAGTAATGACTGAATACCATTCCGTTCGTAGATGACTGGTCTGCGTTGTCTAGTTTGACCCACGCTGAACCTGACCAACGATAAATTGTTGCATATGGAACTGCATCACCGTCTACCCAAATGTCACCGGTCACTAGAGCAGTGCCATCTT